CGCGCCGGTCGTCGCGCCGCGGCTGCCCAAGGCGCCGGCCCATTTATCCGAGCCGGCCAGGGCGGAATGGCGGCGGGCTGGCCGGCAGTTGAAACGGGCGGGCCTGATCAGCGACCTGGACGTTGCTATGTTCGCCGCGTACTGCTCGGCGTGGGGGCGGCTGGTGGAGGCGGAGGAAAAGCTCGCCCGCTACGGCACGGTCATTGAGACAACGCGCGGTTTCCTCATGCAGTCCCCGTATCTACAGATCGCCAATAAGGCGATCGAGCAGATCGGCAGACTCGGGGTCGAGTTCGGCATGTCTCCCTCAAGCCGGAGCCGCGTCAAGGCGGACAAAGCGACCGCCCAAGACGAGCTCACGGAATTCATCCAGGATCGGGCGTGAGCGGCTCGCCGGCGGCCGAGTACGCTCGCGCAGTCACCGGCGGCCGCGTCGTCGCAGGGCCGCTGGTGCGGTCGGCGTGCGAGCGGCACCTGCGCGACCTGAAGCGCGACGACCTCGTGTTCGACGCCGAGGCGGAGGCGCGGGTCATCCGGTTTTTCGAGACGATCCTGAGTCTCCCCGAGGGCGGCGGCGACGACCCGCGCTTCATCCTGCAACCGTTCCAGCGCTTCATCGTCGGCTCGTTGTTCGGCTGGAAGCGCCTGGACGGCTACCGGCGGTTCCGCACGGCCTACATCGAGATGGGGAAGGGCAACGGCAAGTCGCCGCTCGCCGCCGGAATCGGGCTGTACGGGCTGCTGGCTGACGGCGAGGACGGCGCGCAGATCTTCGCTGCGGCGACCACGCGCGACCAGGCGAAAATCCTTTTCGCCGACGCTGAGAAGATGGTCAAGAGGTCGCGGGCGCTCAGCGGGCGTGTCGAGCTGACGGTGAACAACATCGCGTTCGCGCCCACATCAAGTTTCTTCCGACCGATCTCGGCCGAGGCGCGGGCGCTGGACGGCAAGCGCGTCCACATGGCGCTCGTGGACGAGCTGCACGAGCACCCGTCGCCGCTTGTCGTCGAGAAAATGCGCGCCTCGACCAAGACGCGACGGCAGGCGATGGTGGTCGAGATCACGAACGCGGGATACGACCGCACGAGCATCTGCTACGAGCACCATGTGTACTCTGAACAGGTGGTGAACGGCGCCGTCCACAACGATGAGTGGTTCGCATACGTGGCAAGCATCGACGACGGTGACGACTGGACGGACCCCGCGTGCTGGCCGAAGGCGAACCCCGGCCTTGGCACGATCCTACCGGTCGCCTACCTGCGCGAGCAGGTCGCCGAGGCGCTTGGCATGCCGTCGAAGCAGAACATCGTCATGCGCCTCAACTGTTGCGTCTGGACGGAGCAGTCGACGCGCTGGCTCGACCTGAACGCATGGGACGCGTGCGCGGCCGTGGAGCCGCAGGACCTGGAGGCGGTGCGCCGGCACGTCGACGACATCGAGGCCGCCGTCCTTGGGCGGGCCTGCTTCGGTGGTCTGGACATGTCGGCGACGACCGACCTGACCGCCCTCGCGCTCTGGTTCCCGCCGCTGGCGCCGGGCGAACCAGTCCGGCTGCTCGTGCGGTTCTGGATGCCGGAGGAGACGATGCGGGCGAGGGAGCAGCGCGACGGCGTGCCGTACAGCCTGTGGGCGCGCACCGGCTTCCTCACAGCCACGGAGGGCAACGTGGTCGACTACGACGTCGTACGGGCGGCCATACGCGACGAGGTCGCGACCGCGTATAATCTGCGCGAGCTGGCGATCGACCGCTGGAACAGCACGCAGTTACAGACCCAGCTCATGGGCGACGGGATCACCGTCGTGCCGTTCGGTCAGGGGTTCGCGTCGATGAGCGCTCCGACCAAAGAGCTGGAACGGCTCGTCATCCAGCGAGGCATCGACCACGGAGGACACCCCGTCCTCCGCTACAACGCCGCTAACGTCGCCGCCGCCCAGGACGCCGCTGGCAACATCAAGCCGGACAAGGCCAAATCGACCGGGCGCATCGACGGCATCGTCGCCGCCGTGATGGCGTGCGGGCGCGCCGCGGTCTATCAGGAATCCGGGCGGAGCGAGTACGAGGAGCACGGGCTGGTGTTCATTTGAGCAGGATCAGGCGGGCGCTGAATGAGCTCGATTGGCGCGACGGGGTGGCAGCCTCCGGCATCCTGATGGTCGCCAACGGTCTCTGGCGGATCAGTCCTGCGGCGGCGCTGATCGTCGTCGGGGCGGTGCTGCTCGGGATCGCGCTGGCACCGCCGCTGATCGAGCTGCTCAGGACGCGAGGGCGCTGATGGGCGTGATCGCGCGGATGCTGGGGCAGGTGCCGCGCGGGCCGCTGGACGACTACTGGTACAGGCCGGTCGGGGCTGTGTCGGCGGCCGGCGTAAGCGTGGACGCGGATTCGGCCGAGGCCGTCTCAACGGTGTATGCCTGCGTCAACGTGATCGCCGAGTCGATCGCGTCGCTCCCCCTGATGATCTACCAGCGGCTGCCTGACGGCGGGCGGCGGCGGGCGCCAGAGCACCCGTTGTACGGCACGCTGGCGACGAGGCCGAACACGTGGCAGACGAGCTTCGAGTTCCGGGAGATGATGGTCGGCTTCTGCGCGCTGCGCGGCGACGCCTTCGCGCACATCCTGCCCGGCCCGCGCGGCTTCGCCGACCAGCTCGTGCCGATCCATCCCGACCGCGTGCGCGTCGAACGCATCTCGGACGCGCCGAACGCGCCGCTGCGCTACTGGGTGCGCCAGAAGGACGGTCAGGAGCTGCCGTTCAACCAGAACGAGATCTTCCACATCCGGCGCCGCTCGAAGGACGGCATCAGGGGCATGTCTGTGATCGACCTGATGCGCGAGGCGGTCGGGCTCTCCCTGGCCGCGGAGTCCTACGGCGCGCGCACCTTCTCCCAGGACGCCTCGCCGCGCGGCGTCCTCAAGCACCCAGGCAGGCTCAGCGATGAGGCCGTGCACCAGCTCCGCGAGACGTGGAGCACCCGGTACAGCGGCCTGTCGAATGCCCACAGCACGGCGGTGCTGACCGAGGGGATGGACTGGCAGCAGGTGGGGATGACGAGCGAGGACGCGCAGTTCCTGGAGACGCGGCGCTTCCAGGCCGAGGAGATCGCCCGTTTCTTCAGGATGCAGCCGCACAAGATCGGCATCATGGACCGGGCGACGTTCTCAAACATCGAGCAGCAGGCGATCGAGCACGTGACGGACACGCTGCGCCCGTGGGCGGTGCGGATCGAGCAGGCGATCGCGCGCGACCTCATCCTCGCCCCGCAGACGTACTACGTCGAGTTCCTCTTCGACGGCCTCTTGCGCGGCGACACGCTGAGCCGCTACCAGGCGTACCAGATCGCGGGCGGAGGGCCGGCGCCGTGGATGAGCCGCAGCGAGATCCGCGAGCGCGAGAACCTGCCGCCGCGGCCCGAACTCGACGCGATGCTGGCACCGCTGAACATGACGCAGGTAACGATGATGGCGCCGCACAACGCGCAGGCGCGAGCGCTCGCGTTGCAGGCGGCGGCGCGGGTCGTCCGCAAGGAGGAGGCGGCGGTGCGGCGCGCTGCTGCCCGCTGCGCCTCTGATCAGGACGGCTGGGAGACCTGGCTTGCCGAGTTCTACGGCCGGCTGGCGGCCGAGGACCTGGCGAACCTCAACATCCCGCCCGACAGCGCGAGGCGGTACGCTGACGGCAAGGCCGAGCGCCTGCGTACGGACGGCGTATCGGCGATGGACGAATGGGAGCCGGCCGCGTCCGAAGAGCTGGCGCGGCTGATCCTCGGGGAGGGACGCGATGCGGAACCTGACTTTGCCTGACTTCCTCGGGCGCCCGTGGGCCATCCTGCCGCGCGTCATGGAGGCGCTCGTGCGCGAGACGGAGGCATCCGCTGTCCATGCGGCGCTGCCGGCGGCGGTCGCCAGGCAGCAGGGCACCGTCGCCGTGATCCCGGTGACGGGGATCATGTTCCAGCGTCCCAGTTTCTTCGGCTCGCTGTTCGGGGCGGTCGGCACCGACCAGATCGCCGCCTCCGTGCGGTCGGCGGCCGCTGACAGCGGCGTCAAGGCGATCGTGCTCGACGTGGACTCGCCCGGCGGGGAGACGTTCGGCGTGCCGGAGCTGGCCGACGCGGTCTACACGGCGCGCGGCGTGAAGCCGGTCGTCGCGGTTGCCAACAGCCTGGACGCCTCGGCGGCCTACTGGATCAGCTCGCAGGCGACCGAGGTCGTCGCGTCGCCGTCCTCGATGCTCGGCTCAATCGGCGTGTTCGCGCTGCACGAGGACATCTCGCAGCTCGCCGAGGCCGCAGGGGTGAAGGTGACGCTGATCAGCGCCGGCAAGTACAAGACGGAAGGCAACGAGTTCGAGCCGCTCTCAGACGAGGCCCGTGGGGCTGTCCAGCAGATGGTCGACGACACCTATTCGATGTTCGTGGCGGCTGTGGCGCGCGGGCGCGGCGTGAAGCCGCACGACGTGCGGACGGGCATGGGCGAGGGGCGACTCGTGCTGGCCAGGGACGCCGTGCGGCTCGGCATGGCAGACCGCATCGGGACGCTGGGCGACGTGCTGGCGCGGCTTGGCGCGGGCGCCGCACCGATGTCGGCGCGGACGCCGATGGATGGACTCGCCGCGAAGGCGACGCCGCCGCACACGTCGCCGGCGATCGCCCAGGATGACGAGCCGTGGGACGCCGCCGCCGTGGTGGCGAACTTGCCCGACGACCATAGAAAGTGGCTCGGCATCTTCGCCTGGTACGACGAGACGGCGGACGACGAGGATGAGGACGGGCTGCCCGACGCGAAGGGCGCCTGGAAACTGCCGCACCACAACGAGCGAGGCACGCTGGTGCCGCGCGGGCTGTTCGCGGCGGCGCAGCGGCTCGGCTCGGCGGACATCCCGTCGGGAGATGTCCCGGGCGTCAAGCGGCACCTCGCCCGCCATTACCAGGAACTCGACCGCACGCCGCCGTGGGAGGCAGCGCGGGCGCGGGCGGACCGCGCGATCAGGCTGGCCGAAGCGATCGCTTGACAGCCGGCCTGCGCGCGGCGCAGAATGCCGCCGTATCCACTGGCTGTCCGCGCGCGGGCTCAGACGAGACCTGAACACGGGCGGCGACGCAGCGAAGGCGGCTCCGTAGAGACCGCGCTTCCTGTACCGCAGATGTTGCGGTGCGCGGAGGCGCGGTTTCGTTTCGCCCCTCCCCGGCCGTGCGGAGGAGCGGAATGCCGAACAGATACCAGGCACTCACCCAGGAACGGGCCGACCTGATCGCCGAGGCGCAGGAGCTGCGCGCCCTCGACGAGCTGACGGCCGAGCAGGACGCCCGCTACACGGCGATCGCGGACCGCCTGACGGCGCTCGGGCCGCTGATCGACCGGGAGCGCCTCGTCGACGACCACGTGCGCACGCTGCCGTCCGGCCAGGACGCCAACCAGGCCGCCGCGGCACCGCAGGACAGCGTTGTCCAGCGGTCAGGGTTCCAGAGCATCGCCGACTTCGCCCTCGACGTCATGCGGGCGTGCGCGCCGGGCGGCGTGCGCAGCGAGCGGCTGACGCGCATGATGGCCGTGCCGGCCGGCTACCTCCAGGAGACAGGCGCCGACGAGGGCTACATGGTGCCGCCGGAGTTCCGGCAGCAGATCTGGAACCTCGTCTTCGACGACCAGGACATCCTCGGGCGGATCGCGCCTGAGTCCACGGCCAGCAACTCGGTCGAGCTGCTGGCCGACGAGTCGACGCCGTGGGGCAGCGCCGGCGTCCAGGCGTCCTGGCGGGCCGAGGGTGCCCAGATGACGGCGAGCAAGGTGGCGACGAAGCTGCGGCAGGTGCGCCTCCACGAGCTGTACGCGTTCGTGCTGGCCACGGGAGAGCTGCTGCGCGACGCGCCGCGCCTGAACGACCGCCTGACGACCGGGGCCGCCGAGGCGATCACCTGGAAGATCAGCGAGGCGGTGATGTTCGGCGACGGCGCCGGTCAGCCGCTGGGCTGGATGAACTCGGGGAGCCTCATCTCGGTGAACCGGGCGGTGGCCAACCAGATCGCCACGGCCGACGTGCTGGGCATGTTCTCGCGGCTGCTGACGCAGGGCGGCTCGCGGAACGTCATCTGGCTGGCGAACCCGTCCACGATCCCGCAGCTCTACGCGATGGTCTCGGGCCAGAACAACGTCTGGTTCCCGCCGCAGGCGGGCTTCGCCGGCGCGCCTGGCGGGTTCCTGCTCGGCAAGCCGGTCGTGCTGACCGACCACGCGCAGACGCTGGGGACGAAGGGCGACCTCCAGCTCGTCGACCTGGGCGGCTACTACGCGGCGCAGCAGGCGAGCAGCCCGCAGTTCGACACGTCGATCCACCTGTTCTTCGACTACAACATCCAGGCGTTCCGCTGGATCTTCCGGTTCGGCGGCGAGCCGATGCTGTCGGCGCCGGTCACGCCGGCGAAGGGTGCGGCGACGCGGAGTCATTTCATCGCCCTGAACTAGCGGCGGCGGCGTCTACGGGCGCAGAGGAGATGGAACCATGAGCAGCACAGCGAACATCAAGCCCTCGAACCGCGCGATCGTGCAGGCGGTGCTCGACCCGATCTCGCAGGGGGCCGCGACGGTGACGACCGGCTGGGTGCCGCTGTCGACGCACGACACGGCGCTCGCCATGCTGATGGTCGGTGTGCTCGGCGCCGCGGCGACCGTCGACGCCAAGTTGCAGCAGGCGCAGGACGCAGCCGGCACGGGCGCGAAGGACATCACCGGCAAGGCGATCACCCAGCTCACGAAGGTCGGCGCGGACGACAACAAGCAGGTGCTGATCAACTGCCGGTCGGACGACCTGGACGTCGCGAACGCGTTCACGCACATCAGGCTGTCCGTGACGGTGGGGGTCGCGGCGTCGCTCATCGCGGCTGCCGTGTTCGGTCTCGACGCCCGCTACCAGCCAGCCGCGCAGAAGACGACGGTCAAGGAGGTCGTCGGCTAGGACGAAAGAGGAGGATCGATGGCCTGGGAATACAGCGCGCAGCAGGAGGTCGACGGCGTCGTCTGCTACACCGAGCGGCGCGACAGCGAGACGGGTGTGACGGAGGCGATCCAGCCTGTCCCCGTGGACGGCGCGGGGACGGCGGAAGATGCGGTTGTCGCCGAGGCGGGCGCCGGCACCAGGGAGCCGGCTTCCGATGGCGAGGACGCCGGCGGATAGACGCAGCCGCGCGGGCGCCGGGTTCCCTGCCGGCCGGCGCCCGCGTCCCTGCCTTCGGGGAGACGGAGTGATCACAGTCGAACTCGAAGGCGTTGAGCAGCTCACCCAGCGGCTGGAAGCGCTGCCAGGCAAGATCAGGCGGCGGGCGATGCGCAAGCCGTTGCGGGCTACGGCGACGAAAATCGCCCGCCGCCTGAAGTCCGGGACGCCGCGGCTGTCCGGCTTCGGCCAGCGGAGCGTGAAGATCAAGGTCGTCAGCCGCGACACTAAGGCGTGGGCGAGCGTCAAGTACAAGGGCAAACCGGCTTTCTACCTCCGGCTCTACGAGTCCGGCAGCCGGCGCCAGCCGCCGCGGTCGTTCTTCGCGTCGGCGGTCGGCGACTACATACCGGACGCGCAGCGCGAGTTCCTGGACGGGCTGAAGGCGGCGGTGGAGCGCGAAGAGGACGCGGCGGGGGTGTAGGATGCCGAACCTGTACGCCGACCTGCCGATGTTCCGCGCCCGCTTCATGAACAACGGGACGCTCGATGCGGCCGACCAGGCGGAGGTCATGCGCGTGCTTGAGGCTTCATCGCGGCGCGTCGACGACCACTGCCGCCGCTCGTTCTTCGCCCAGCAGGCCACGCGGCACTTCGACGGCGCGGGCCACGGCCGGCTCCTGATCCCCGACCTGCTGGAGGCCACGTCGGTCAAGCTCGACGAGGACATGGACCGCGTCTACGAGCTCACGCTGTCCGGGGCGACGGACTATTACCTCGTCCGCGACTCGTACATCGACCAGGACGCCCTTCCCAAGACGGCGATCATGCTCGACCCGTGGAACGGGCCGCGCACGTCGTTTCAGCACACGCCGCGGCTGCTCGAGATCTCTGGGACGTGGGGGTTCACGCAGGCGACCGAGCCGACTGGCGCGACCACGTCCTTCGCCGATGCGTCCGTCACGTCCATGACCGTCTCGGTCGCCGACGCCGTCGCCGCCGGCCAGACGCTGTTGATCGAGGCCGAGCAGGTCTACGTCTCGGGCGGCGCTGGCGTGACCTACACGGTCCAGCGCGGGGTGAACGGCACGGCGGCCGCGGCCCACGGCGCGGGCGCGCTCGCGCGCTACGTGTACGTGCCGGAGGTGCGCGAGGCGGCGCTGATCACGGCCGGCCGCCTGTGGGCGCGCCGGCAGACGTCCTATTCGAACGTGATCGCCAACCCGGTCGTCGGGCAGTTCGAGGTGTTCAAGCAGCTCGACCCAGACGTGGTCGAGCTGCTCTGGCCGTTCGTCCGGCGGGAGGCGCGATGACGACGCAGATCCAGGATGTCATCGACGCGCTGGTGACGTTGCAGGGGCAGATCGCCGCGCCTGGCGGCGGCAACGTCGCCGCGGCATACGACGAGCCGCCGGCGGCGGTGGCGAAGTTCCCCAGCTTTGTCAACATCGAGAACGGCCTGGTGAACATCCAGCTCTCGGGCAGCCACCGCCACGTCGAGCACCTGATCAACATGCACCTGCTGTTCGCGCCGGCCGACCAGAAGTACAGCGTGCGCGAGCGCCGCGTCTGGGTGCAGGCGGTGCTCGACGCGTTCGGGGGCAGGATGCGGCTCGGGCTGCCGCAGACCGTGGCGCGCATCGAAGAGACAGCGTACGACCCGGTGACGCTCGGCGACATGGAGTACATCGCGGCGACGTTCACCCTGCGGGCGCTCGTTGACGACGCGTTCGCGGCGGCATCGTAGAGGAGGGATGGAAATGGCGGTACGTTTCAAGTACACGGGCCAGGCGGCGGAGTACCTGCCTGGCATCCCCGCGCGCGACCTGGACGACGACGACCTGGCGCTGCTGAGCGAGCAGCAGCGCGCGGAGGTCGCGGTCTCACGGCTCTACGAAGCCGCGAAGATCGCCAAGCCTGAACAGGAGGGATGACCGATGCCGACAGGTGTCAGGGAACTGCGGATCTATCAGGCAGGCCGCGAGGTGGCCTACGGCACGCCTGTCGCGGCGACGAACAGGCTCGTGGGGCAACTGGAGGTCACGGCGGACGAGGTCGTGGTGATGCCGGCGCCGCAGATCGGCATCCTTCTGGAGAACCCCACGACGGACCAGACCGTGCGCAGGATGGCGACGGCCAAGTTCTCCGGCGAGCTGACGTACGAGCAGATCTTGTACCTGCTCGAAGCGTCGGTGAAGGGCGGCGTGTCACCGACCGGCGCGGGGGCGGACAGGACGTGGCTGTACACATCGGCCTATGCGGCCGACCCGGTGCTGAAGTCGTTCAGCCTGCAACGCCGGCTGACCGACGGGACGACGAACTGGGACGAGGGCATCGCCTACGCGCTGCTCAAGGATGCGAAGATCAGCGGAGCCATCGGCGAGCTCGTGAAGTTCGACAGCACCTGGTTCGGCCGGCCTATCGACCCCGCAGTGGCGCTGACCGCGGCGATCCCCGTCCCGTCAGTGAACTTCGCGTCCGCCGCTGATGTCAAGGTCTACCTGGACACGACGTTCGCCAACCTCGGGACCACGCAGCTCCTCGGCGACGTCGTCTCGTGGGACTTCAACTGGAAGGGCATCTACCAGCCGAAGCTCTACCAGGACGGACGCGCCGACCGCTCGTTCTCATCGCACGCGCTCCAGAGCCAGGGCTACGACGCTTCGATCCAGGTCGAGTGGAACGCGCAGATCAACGGGTTCCGCACGCAGGCGGCGTCGCGCGCCCTGCTCTACTGCCGGATCGTGGCGACCGGCCCAACGCTCGGCGCCTCGAACTACAAGGTCCAGATCGACTTCGTCTGCCGCTTCAAGGCCCCGCAGTTCGACCAGGCGGGAGACCGCGACGGCAACGACACGGCGGTGCTGGAGCTGGTCAGCGCCTACGACCCGGCGCAGTCGCTGGGCCTCAAGTTCACGGTCGTCAACGCGCTCACGGCGTGGCTGTAGAGCTGCGCTGCCCGCTCTGCCGGCGCCTGGTGCTGACGGTCGAGCCTGGCAAGGACGCGGCGGGGACGAGCTTCTCCGTCCGCTGCCGCCACCCGCGCTGCGCCGGCCGTCCCGTCCTGCGCTACGAGGTGACGCCGGCCGGCGTCGTGCTGCGGCGCCTTGACAGGGCGCCCCGCGCCGTCGTAGCGTGAGTCAGCCAGACGAGCAAGCCTCCGAGCATGCCGGGCGACCAGCGTCAGCATGCTCGGAGGCAAGATGCTCACCAGAGACCTCACCAGGACACTCGACATCCCCGACGAACCGGGCCAGCAGATCACGGTCCGTAAGCTTTCCCACTACCAACTCGCGATGGCGGAGGATGCGAGGCTCGACCGCGTGCTCGCGAAGGCGGCGCGGATCGGCTCCGTGGCTATGCCACAGCAGTCGGCGGAGGAGCGCGAGCAGGCGCGCCTCGATGCGGAGAAGCCGGAGAACCGCTATGACCGCGCGACGGTGCTGCGCTACGGCATCACCGCGTGGACGTACGCCGAGCCGCTGACGCCGGAGGCGACGGAGGAGCTGGACGAGGCGTCCGCCGCCTGGGCGTTCGCCGAGATCATGGCGTTCTCACTCAGGAGCGACGCCGAGAGAAAAGCGTCCGCCGGCGGCTCGCCGCCCACTTCGGGCCAGGGCGAGGGCGCTGGCCTGCCGAGCTGAACGATGTCGCGCTCTGCGACCGCATGGGGGTCTCGTGGCTGGAGCTGCAAGACGTGCCGGCGTATGTCGTCCAGGACTACATCGACGTGATGCTGGCCGAGGCGGAGCACGCGGCGCGCGCGGGGGCGCGGCATGAAACAGGCTGAGTTGGCGATCCTGATCAAGGCGCGGGACGAGGCGTCGGCCGTGTTCGGCAAGGTCTCGGCCGGAGCCCGCGGCCTCGCGGGCAACATCGGCAGCGGCCTCAAGGTGGCCGCGGCGGTGGGCGCTGGCGGCATCCTGGCGCTAGGCGCCGCCACCGTGTCGTTTGTCAAAGCGGCGGCCGAGAACCAGAAGATCGCCACGCAGACGAACGCCGTGATCCAGTCCACCGGCGGCGTCGCCGGCGTGACGGCCGAGCAGGTCAACAAGCTGTCGGCGAGCCTGTCGTCCGTGACGCCGTTCGACGACGAGGTGATCCAGTCCGCCCAGAACGTCCTCCTCACGTTCACCGCTGTCAACCGCGACATCTTCCCGCGGACAGTCGAACTCGCGATGGACATGAGCCAGGCGCTCGGCCAGGACTTGCAGTCGAGCGTCATACAGGTCGGCAAGGCGTTGCAGGACCCGGTCAAGGGGATGGTCGCGCTGCGCCGGGTCGGGGTGAACTTCAGCGCCGACCAGGAGAAGGTCGTCGCGAGCCTGGTGGCGACCGGCCAGAGCGCCAAGGCGCAGGCGATGATCCTCGACGAGCTGCAACGGGAGTTCGGCGGCTCGGCGCGGGCGGCGGGCGAGACGTTCGCCGGCAAGATGGCGATCCTGAATACGCAGATCGGCAACGTCAAGGAGGCGATCGGCGGGGCGCTGCTGCCGGTGATCACCCTGCTCGCGGCGCGGCTGGCGACGTTCCTTGCCGAGCACCAGGCCGACATCCAGCGGCTGGCGGAACTATTCGCGGTGAAGCTGGCGGGCGCCATCCAAGGCGTCGTGGCGGCGATCCAGGCGGCGGCGCCGACGCTGCAATCGGTGTTCGGGACGATGCGGGAGGGCTTCGATACCGTCAGGCCCGCCTTGGAGTGGATCCTGAACAACAAGATCGCGCTGGTGGTAGCGTTCACGGCGATCGGCGTGGCGATGCTGCTGGCGTTCACGCCGGTCACCGTGCCGATCCTCGCCGTCGTCGCCGTCATCGCGGGGCTGCTGTTTGTGATCGGCCTCGTGCGCCAGCGCTGGGACGACATCACGGAGGCGGTGAAGCGGCACAAGGAGCAGATCATCATCGCGCTGGCTGTCCTGTTCCCGCTGCCGATGCTGCTCGTGCTCGTCGGGCTGGCGATCGCGAAACTCGTCCAGAACTGGAGCGAGGTGAGCGGCGCCGTGAGGGAATTCGTGGACATGGTGATGACGCGTGTCCCGTTTGTGCGCGAGATCGTGACCTACGAGTTCGGCCTGGTGGTGGCGATCGCCCGCTTCGCGTGGGCCACCATCCGCAACGAGGTCGAGACCGCGATCAACGTCATCCGCGACATCGTGCGCATCGTGACGGCGCTGATCCGCGGCGACTGGGGCGAGGCGTGGGCCGGCGTCAGGCAACTGCTGTCCGACATCTGGACGGGCATCGTCACGGACATCACGCTGAAGCTCGGGTTCGTGCGGGACGTGCTGACGCTCGCGTGGGCGCTGATCAGCGGCATCGCCGGCAAGGCCTGGGATGACCTTCGCGGATTGGCAGAGACCGCGTGGGGCAAGATCCGCGACGCCATCATCAAACCGATCGGCGAGATTATGAAGAAGATCCAGGAGATGATCGACATGATCAACAAGGTGCCGTCGCCCGGCGACATCCTGCGCGGCATCGGCGGCAAGCTGGGCATCCCCGGTTTCGCCGCCGGCGGCCTGGCGCCGGGCGGCCTGACGCTGGTGGGCGAGCGCGGGCCGGAGATCGTAAGGCTGCCGGCCGGCGCCCGCGTCTACTCCAACGCCGACAGCCGCGCCCTCGTCGCCGAGGCGATGGCGGCCGGGAACGTGACGGTCACCAACTACATCGACCAGGTCGTCATCACCGGCGATGTCGGCGCAGAGGCGGCCAGATTGGGGCTGGCGCTGTGAGGCTAGCGGAGCGGGATGCGGCCGGGCGTGCCGGTGAAGGACTGGTACTGCAGCTCGACGGGCACGCGGCCGTCGCCGACCTGGAACACGAGGAAGCCGCGCACGGACTGGCCTGGAGCCATGTCAATCGCGCTGATTTCCGGGTCAGGGCCATAGGTCAGGGCGACCTGAACCGCGTACTGGTCGGAATCCTGAAGGCGGAAGAGGTAAGGGTTGATGGAGTACACCTTGGCGCCCGTGTTGAGCGCCGTCACGTCCACCGCGATGTAGTGCGAGCCGGGGGCGGCGGGCCAGACGGTGTCGCTGTAGGGCGCGACGCTGTTCACCGTGAGGAGGAGATCGCCGATCTGCCGCTGGTTCGGCCCGAGGGCGGCGGTGGCGGTGGGCGCGGGAGACGGCACGGCGGTCGCGGCCGGGGGCGCCGCCGCGGTGCCGTCAGGCGTGCGGGCGGACGGGCTGCCAGCGCCGGACTGGCCGCAGGCAGCCAGCAGGAGGGCGGCGGCGCTCAGGGCGACAGCGGAACGTCTCATAGGCGTCGAGACTACGCCAGGTCCTGCCGCCGGTCAAGCGAGTTGTCAAGGGACGGGTTGGAACGTGGGTACTGAGTACCAATTCACGCCGCTCAGCATCGCCGGCCGAACGATCGTCGCCAGCTACGTCCGAGCGGCCTACTGGGACGGCGACGACCCATCGCCGATGACCGCCGGGCAACCGGTGGACCAGGCAGAGGCGGCCATCGCCGGCCTGGGCAGCCGCGACGTGGGAGGCCAACCCAAGGGCACGACCTGGCTGTTGACCGTCGAGCTCGGCGACACCACGCAGGCAGGGCTGGACTACCTTGCCGGCCTCTTCGACGAGACCGCCGGCCTGGTCTACTTCCGGGTGACGGACGGCGACGGCAAGGTCTGGCGCACGACGGTGCGGCTGCTCGGGCCGCCGCAGCGCGTGAACCCGGCGGTGTTCAAGGTGCCGATGCGCGTGGCCGACCCTCGCTGGCAGGAAGACGTCGCGACGCCGGACAGCCAGCTCAACAAGCAGACGTCGCCGATCACGGTGAACCTGACGGTCGCCGGCACGCGCCTCGCGCGTCCGGCGTTCACCTTCACGGCGGACGCGGCGAAGGCGCTCGGGCTGGACGACTACGAGTTCTCCTTCGAGGGCTTCCTCGTGAACCGCTCGCCGCGGCAGGTGATCGACTGGCCGGTGTGGCTCTGCGACCAGGCGGGCGCGCAGGCGCGGATCGCCACGGACTTAAGCGCTACGGGTGCCACGGTGAAGCAGACGACTGGGGCGACGACGGCGGCCGCGGACATCGCCGCCGGCGCGGGCACGATCACGCTGACGAGCGCGGCGAACTGGCCGGCCGCCGGTCTGGGGTTCCTGACGGACTCGCGCGGCGTCGGCTTCCACGACCAGTTCTACTACACGTCAATCGTGGGCGATGTCTTGCAGGGCGTCGTCTGGCTGGGTGCTGCGGCGAACGGCGGCAGCAGCAACCCGGGCGGCGCGTTACAGACGGCGGGCGGCATCGCCCACACGGCGGTCCAGGTGACGGCGATCCAGCCGTCCGGCGTGATGCTGTCCGGCGACGACGTCGCGGTGTACCTGGACGGCGTGCCCGTCGAGCGGTGGCTGGTCGGCTGGAACAGCGCCGCATCGGACATCGTGACCAACGTGCACCTGCCTGCTGCGAGGACGCTGACCACGGCAGCGGCGATGACCGCAGGTTCGCCGGCGAAAGGCGGCAGCGTGAGCTTCCGGCAGGACATCTCGTGGCTGGCCGGGCAGGGGTTTTTCGTCGTGGACAACGAGGTGTTCCACTACACCGGGAAGTCGGGCCGGACGGTGACGGGCATCAGGCGGGCGCTCTGGGGGACGACCGCCGCGACGCACGCCAAAGGCGCGAACGCGTGGGCAGCGCCGAAGCACGTGGTGGTGGGCGCGGGGTGGGCCAAGGCGGGGACGCCGTACGCCACCGACGCGAGGCGGCCGGCGTGCCAGCTTCCTGGCTCGTCGAACCAGGTGGTGAGGTACGGAGACGAGACGGACGACGGGCTGTCCGTGTTCTACGACCGTGATAACCCGGACCGCACGACGCAGTGGACGCCTGAACTGGCGACCGGAGACGACGCCCTGAGCGCGTATACGACACTTAGTGGTTCAGGTACGGCGGCGACGTTCCAGGACTCAGGAGACGACGTCGCTGGTCTAAATGTTAACAGCCTTTCTCTGCGCATCGCGCAAAAGATTGCCAACCAGGCCGCCGAAATCACCTACGACGCGCAGCTTCACCCGTCACTCGCGCTCGACCTCTACGGGACGGTGAGCGGCAAGGAGATGCTGCTCAAGGAGCTGATCGGCGCCGACGCATCGATGACCGGCAGGCAGGTGGACGGCATCGCCGGCATCGCCGACCGGTTGCGGTTCGGTGTGCGGCACGCCACGGTGGTAGGGATCGAGACAGGCGACTATGGAACTGTCGTGGTGACGGACGTGACGGCGGCGGCACAGGTGTTCATCCTGAGCGGCCAGACGACGGTCAGCCGCCTAGCGGTGCGGGCGCAGCGCAACGGCAGCAGCGGCCTGACCGTCAACATCTGCCGCGTGAACACCGACGACACGGTCGACTACACGGCGAAGGTCATCGCTACGCAGACGGTGGCGAACGGGTCGCTGCCTGTCTCGATGGGCTGGGTCTACATCGATCTCTCGTCCTCTCCCGTGGTGCTGCTGCCCGGGAAGTACGCGCTCGTCTTCTCGGCGTCGGCCGTCGCCGGCAGCGTCACGCTGAGCCGGTCGAACGGCTCGGCCTACACATCAGGCGAAGCTCGAGCAGGGGTGCTGAATACGGTCATACAGGACATCGTCGCCGACTGGGACGCCTGGTCGGACAGCACGACCATCACGACGACGAACCCGAATCATGTCCAGGACAATGCAGATATCCCCGCGGCGAACCAGGTGACGGCGATCCGGTTCCCGCTGAGCGGGCTCGTCGCCGGGCAGGCGCTTCAGAATGCGCAGCTCCGGCTGACCATGACGGCGCGGCAGTCCGGCAATTTCAACGCGATCTGCGGCGCCTACGCCGCTTCAGGCACGACATCAAATTACGGACAGACAGACCCATCCGTGGACTCTGCTGCTCTCCTATTTGCAAAGGCGGGGTTCGTTTCCACGCGGAACTACGTCCAATTCAGCTTCGGCCTCAACGCCCCCAGCACGGTCACGACCGCGCTGGGCGTCAACGGTCTTGCCGACCTGAAGGCCGCCGTGCCGGTAGGGCGGTTCACGGTCGGGGTTATCCCAAAATATTCAGATGGCGTTAACATCTACAACAAGGCCTATCTCGCCTCGATCGAAGATGGTGTGAACCCAAAACCGCGACTGACGCTGACGTACTCAGAGCCACTGGCGGCGGCGTTCGCCACGAAGCTGAACTACGACCTCGGCGTCAAAGTCTACGGCTCACCGCTCCAGGCTGATAGCCCTGGCGGCTCGGCAGGCCAGACGGCCATCGGCAAGTGCGCGCTCTACTTCGATGCAGCGGAGCGGGTCTACGTCCACCGCCTCGGCGGCTTCGCCTCCTCGCTCCTCCACCTGCCGGGCGTGCTGGCGGACGCCACGACGGGCAACACGATCGCGCTCGACGTCTGGATGCGGCCCAACGGCTCGACGCTCTCGATCGACTGCGAGGCGCGCACTGCGGTGCTGGTTGAGGACGGCGTCACGTACGCGGCGACGGCCTACATCGAGCCTTCGGACAAGGCGGACTGGATGCCGTGCCCGCCTGGTCTCAACGTCATCACCTACACCGACGCCTCGCTACTCGCGCCGGGCCAGATCGACCTCGTTACCACGGTAAGGGGGGTGAAGGTGTGAGACTGGAGCGAGTCGACGTCCGCATGATCAATGGACTTGTTGGTGGAGACCCGCAGGCGATCACCGTCCCTAGCGGGTTCTTGTGGAAGCTGCTCCATCTCCATTACGAACGCACCACGACGGCGACGGTCGGCGACCGCGATCTGTTCGTTATGATTGAGTTCGCCATGCCGACAAGCAGTCCTGCGAAGGCCGTCGTCTGGCCTTTCGCCGGTGTAGCGAGCAAGGCATACAGCCTGGATACGGAACCCAACGTGCCCGCCACAGCGCCGCGGGTGATGGGACCGTCAGGGGGCATCTACGCGACCACGCCGATGTCGCCAATCTGGATACCGGAGGCTGGGACCATCGTTGTAGGCGGTGCTGCTGTCGATGGCTTTGACGCCTACGTCATCGTCGCGACAGCCGAGGTGTGGACGGTGGATGCCGAACCCCAGCGGCACGTCGTCACCGACAAACCTGTAGAGGTCGTGGTGGTGAAATGAGCGGCAGAGCCGTCGTGACGTTCCGCGAAGCACGGCCGCCGCACGCGGCCTTCGCCGTGGTCCGAGGCGTGAAATGAGGCAAGGGCCGAAGAGCGCCACCGTCGCCGTGAACGACGCGTCGTCCGGCACGATCGCCTGGACGGCCCCCGGCAACGCCACGGCGTCCGACGACGTCTACGCGACGGTCACGACGAACGTCAACAACGGCACCACGCAGCTGCTCAAGCTGACGGACTTCGGGTTCACGGTGCCGGCCGGCGCCCGCATCGACGGCCTGCTCGTCGAGGTGGAGGCGAAGGTCAGCGCCGTCAACACGTTCATGCTCAACCGCACAGCCGTCGTCACGGCGGGCGCACGGCGCAGCTTCTGGTCGGTCGGCTACGTGCCGGGGACTGTCGAGGCGTACCTGCCAATCGGCGGGCCGGGCGTGCTGCTCGGCGCCGAACTGACACCGGCGGATGTCAACGACGGCCGCTTCGGCGTCGCCATCGGCATCAGCCACCTCGGCGTCGGCAACGACACGATCAGCGTCGACCACGTGCGGTTGACCGTGTACTACACGGCCGGCCCGGCCGTCGTGACCTTCCGCGAGGCGCGGCCGCCGCACGCGGCTTTCGCCGTCGCCTCTCCCGCCGCGCTGCGCTACGGGTTCAAGCTAGGCGACGTGCAGACGGGCAGCTTCCTGCTGCCGCGCAGCGACCCGGCGTGGCAGGACATCGACGCGCGGCTGACGGGCGAGCCGATGATGGTGACGGTCGAGCGGCCGGACGGCCACCTGCCGTTCTGCGGGTTCCTGAGCAACATCCAGGTGTCGCAGCAGGACCCGATGGCGCAGTTCCAGATCGCCGACCACGCCTGGAGGCTCAAGGCGGCGCGGACGCTCAGGACGGGGAGCTACCAGATGTCGAGCGGCCAGCTGATCCGGCTCGTGCTCTCGGAGATGGACCGCCGCGCCGAGCCGTGGCTGGGGATCGACCTGGACGGCGTCGAGGACGGCGCGCCGGTGCAGTACGGCCTCGCCATGAACAACGGCCTGAGCTTCCTCCAGGACATGGCCGCGTTGGCCGATATGGAGTTCGGCTGGGCGTACGAGTTGAGCTCGTCGGAGGTCAAGACGCACCTGCTGTGGAAGCACCGGATGGGCGCCGACCGGCGCGGCGAGGACGCCTGGCGCGAGCAGAGCTGCTTCACGCGGGTCGGCTACGAACTGGACTATGGCGGCGGCGTCGCGGCGGTGGTGGCCGTGGGCGGCAGCGGCGCCTTCGCCGGCCGGCCGGCTGCGGCGGTGAGCAAGAGTGGCGCTGCCTCGGACCTGAGCGCGGCTGCGGTGGCGACGCCGGGCGTCGGCCTTGGGGGGACGCGCGTCGTGTTCGCCCAGCAATCGACCGACGCCGCGGTGTTGCAGACGGCGGCGAGGCAGTCGCTCGGCCAGCCTCGCTACGCGGCGCAGAAGGCGTCGGCGACGGTGTACGAGGCGGCGCTGGACATGGGCCGGCTGCGCGTCGGCGACGTCGTGCGCTGGTCGCTGCAAGACACCGTCCCACAGGCGCCAGTCGAGCTGGACGTGCGGGTGGTCGCCATCGACATGGATCCGTGGACGTTGCAGCACGCGGTCGTGGTGGTGGTCGTATGAACAGGGACCAGCCGCCGCAGCCGACGCCGCGTGAGTTGGGCAGGCGGCTGCCGGACCCGATCGCGGACGTGCGGCCGGAGGGCAAGCTGCTGCGCGTCCTCCGTGACCTGGAGCGGGCGGCAGAGGACGCGGACAGGTCTGGTTGAGATGGCGCTTGAGGTCAGCAGGGCGAGCGTGCAGGACATCATCGAGCTGCTGTCGCTGACGCGACAGCCGGCGTGGCGCGCGGCGTTGCAGGCGGACTGGGGAGACGCATGGCAGGCGCCGGCGGACTACGACCTGCGGCGGCTGATCAACCAGGCCGGGGACGCCAACGTGGCGATCGTCCGTGACAGCGCGCAGGGCGGCAAACTGGTGCTGGCCGCGCCGGTGCACGAGCGCGGCGACGGATACGAGTTTGGGATCAGGCTCTGGGATGCCAGCCTGACGGCGCTCGCCCACGTGCGGGCGCTGCGGGCGCTGATGCGCGGCGTCTGCGCCGTCGTCGCCGCGAGAGTCGGGCCGGAGACGCCGATGTACGGCTACGTGCGGGCGGGGACGAACGCCGACGCGATGTTCAGCGGCATGGCGTTCCTGACGCGCACGACGGACGGCGTGCGCGCCTATTTCACCGGGCGCGCGGGCGAAATGGCGGCGGGGCTGTGAGCCTGCAAATCATCGGCTCGCTGCTCACGGGCAGTGACGTCCGGCTGGGGCAGCCAGGCGGTACGCCCGTCGTCGCCGCCGCTTTCCGCGAGGGCTTCTGCCTGCAACGGACGATCGGCTCGGCACCCCGGATGATCTCCGGCTGGATGGGCGACAATGCGACGGCTGAGGGCTCCGGCGGTTACAGCTACATCGCGTGGGGCTATTGGGAGGGCCGGGTTGACGCGATCACCTCGAACATCATCTTGCAGACACCGCTCGCCGTGCTGGACAACTGGGCGACGGCGACCGGCGTGTTCGATACGACGCCGTTCAACGCCAACCAGGCGGGCGTGATCTGCGGCGTCGTCCTGCTCGGCTCGACCGCCGGCGGCCAGCCGAAGTTCGGCCTGTACTTCAAGCGAGGCGCTCTCGATGAGCTGTACTCCGCTGTGCTGTTCACAGGCACCGCGAACACGGTCTACACGATCGAGTGGAGCGCCCAGCAGACGGCGGCGACGAACGTGGACCTCAAGCTGTACGTCAACGGCGTGCAGCAGGGCGGCGCCTGGAGCGTGGCGATCACGGCGGGCAGCCCCGCCGACGGCGTGATCTGGCGCCGGCACTCGACCGGCTGGCTGACCAACGTGGCGCCGGCGAAGGGCGTGACCGTCACGATAAGCAGCGGCGCGGCGCTGTTCGTGAGCAACGCCGGTTCCGGGCCGGTGACGCGGCCGACGACGTGGGGCGCGACGGGGCCGAAGTCCGCGCTGAGGCTGCCGTCAGGAGACGCGCCGGGCGAGACGCAGTGGACAAAGAGCGGCGGCGGCGCCGGCAGCTACACGACGTGGGACGACGCGGCAGGGGCGTTCGACGCGGCGGACTACAACACGGGCGCCGGCGCCGGCACGAAGCAGGGATCGACGCTGCCAGCCACCTCCGCGCCAGGAGACGCGACGTTCGCGGGAATGGCCGTCGGCGCCTACCAGAATGGAGGCACGGGCGCCGGCACGCTGCAATTCGCCCTCGACGACGGCGCAGCGGAGTCGGTCAAGACGCCGTACACGGGTATCAGCGCCGGCGCGGCCAACCAGCAGACGTGGGCCGACCCTCCCTCCGGTGCCTGGTCGGTCGGCGAGGCCAACAGCGTCCACGTCGCCTGCATCGACGGCGTGGCGGCTGGGTCACCTAGCATCGCTGCGCTGTGGTGCGTCGACCTCTGGTACGAGACGGCGGCGCCGCCGCCGCCCGCGCCCGACGCGCCGGCGCAGGTCGCGGGCGGCAAGGCGCCAGTTACGCGGCCGCTGTACGACCACATCCTCGGACTGCGCGCAGGCGATGGCGCGAGCCTGGTGCGGCGTGTGCGCGACCTTGACCGCGCGTCCGAGCGGACGCGGCGCGCCCTCGTCGAGGAGCGGCGATGATGGCCGGGCCATTGCGCGAGGCGCTAGACTGGCGGCCATGGTGATGATCGACCACGCGACGTTGTATCCGGTGTTAGGGGCAGCCGTCACGGCCATGCTGGCATCGCTCGTCACGTACGCCTCGATGCGCTTTGGGAAATCTGGGCACATCCGGACGACGGAGGCCGAGGACCTGTGGCGCGAGGCGAAGGTGATCCGCCAGGCGCTCGCGGAACGCGCCGAAGCCCTGGAGAAGCAGATGAGGGACACCACAGCCGAAGTCACCGTGCTCAGGCAGCAGAACGCCGAGTTGAAGTACGAGGTGCTGACGCTGCGCCAAGAGAACGCCGCGCTGGAGGTCGAGGTGGGCAAGCTGCGCATCGAGAACGCGGCGCTGCGGCGCAATATGGACGCGGGGCTGGCCGAGATGTCGGCGGCCAATGCGGCGGCAGTGACGGAACGAAAGGAGGCGTGATGACCGCGAGGGTGCACCGGATACTCGTGACGCTGGCGGGCGTGCTGTCGGGCGTCGGCGGCCTGTGGGCGGTGTCGCCGCCGCCGGGGGCGCCCATGGCGGCTGGCGGCTGGCTGGCGTTCGCCGGCGCGGCGGCGACGGTGGCGGCGACCGTCTGGCGGCAGA